ATTCTAATTCTGGATTACTTGCGATAGGTAATAGAGCAAGATCAGGACTTCTGCCTTGTACTGAATCTAATAGTATTTGTCTCTTTAGGTTTGCTGTAAATATATGTTGCTCATTCTTTGTTAGCTTACCAAAATCAATCTTATCTTTTGTGACATCAATCTCATCTGGTGTCCAATAGAATGATAACATTTTTTCATAAAGCTTTTGGAGTGGTGGGTATTTAACTACATCGTATCTTGCTATGTCTACACCTTGGTCAAAGAATAATTCTTTGTCCATATGTCCTTTTGTATTTATTTTAAATACACTTTTTTTCATGTCTTGGGTTCATTCTCTTTAATCCATGTTTTTAATTCTTCAACTTCTTTAATATACTTTGCTCTCATAACCATATAACCTTCATCACCTGTTCTAACATATTCTTTATTACATATATTAATGTTATTAATATAATTCCTAATAGTATCTTGGTATGGCTCTCTAAACTGTAAAACTTTCCCCACAGCCACACCTTGCCCTTTCCTTTGGATTATAAAATTCAAAGCCTTCGTTAAGACCTTTTTTTCTATGGTCTATCTCTGCACCTTCCACATATACCTGTGACTTCTTATCAATAACTACAGGTATACCTCTAACCATAAACTCATCGTCAAGATCAGTATTCATTATATTATATTCTAAGTGGTATGCCATGCCTGAACAGCCTGTGCCTTTTACTAATACTCTGAGTTTCATACTACCTGTGATTAAGGTATTTAATTTTTCAACGGCTTTGTCGGTTAGGGTTATCATAGTATTATGTATATAAAAAAAAGACCGGAGTATTGGGTGATAAGGAACTCCGGAGAAAACCTCAACTAGCTGACACTTAAGCCGCTAGTAAATAATCTGACTGATTGCCGATTAATTTTTCATTTTTAAGTCTTCGTTGACTGACGAGTTTTGAGCGGATCTGCTACCTAATCGAAGCCTAGGTCTCCCCCATTAAATGATACCCGTGACACATGTGCCTTATATCATTTGGTGGAGGAGATGGGAATTGAACCCATGTGTTAAGTGCTCCTACCTAAACCTTTACGTCGTTTTTATATAACTCACTTCATTATTGAATGAATGTTATTTATGCATCATCAGATGAGAGTAACTTCCACAGTATTCCTGCAGCAATTAATCCCACTAAACCAGCGTCTCCTAGCTGATGAACTATGCCGATTATTGTACCAATGACGTCGCCGCCAAGGAAAGGTACACTACCGCCAAAGACTACCTGTAAAACGATAGCCAAGCTAATTAGTGAAATACCAATAGCCGTCGCAGCTGCTACGCCGCTTGTGATTTTATCTAACATATATTCTCCTATGTCGTTTTAAAAAATAGTTTAGCCTTATTTCGAAGGTACATCGTTTTCCTTAAACCGTTCATTGATTTCATCATTTAGTTTAAAGAAAAGCGGGAAAAAAAAGTTTGATAGCAATGTAATAATTACAATTGTTATTATAAAACCTATTCCCATGTAAGTTAAGAATTCTGTCATATTTATATATAGCTTTTTTTATTTCAATATAGAGTATATTATATCATAGTTTACGGTAAAAGTAAACAGTTTTTTTAATTATTTTTTATAAAGTACAACTTTCACAATAGTCATCATATTCTTTTTGAGTATTAAATGAACTTCTATCAAGGGTTGATTCATCCTCGGTTGCTAAATCATTTGTATTAAAATAGTATAATTGTTTGCCACCATATTTATAAAAGGTAATTAAGTCTTTAAGCATAATAGATAATGGGATTTTATTATCCTCATATTGAGATGGATTATAACTTGTATTAACAGATATTCCTTGGTCAACATACTTTTGAAGTACTGCCATAATTTTAAGATAACCTTCTGGTCCATCTTGGTCCCATAGCAAATCATATTTATTTTTAAGGTTATACATATTAGGTACAACTTGTGGCATTACACCATCTTTAGATTGCTTATAAGATACAAGAGCCCTTGGTGGTTCTATTCCATTGGTTGAATTACTTATCTGAGCTGAGGTTTCAGCCGGCATAATAGCCATTAAAGTTGAGTTTCTTATACCACTTTTTATTAACTGTTGGGATAAAGACTTCCACGGCATCCTTCTTTTAGGCTTAACCAATTCATCAACCTCTTTTTTATAGGTGTCTATAGGTAAGATTCCGTGTCCGTACTTGGTCTCCATGTTCTTATAGCAACATCCTTGCTCTATAGCCAAATTGGCTGATGCTTTAATCAGATAATAAGACCAGGCCTCTGCATATTCGTCAACAGTAGCAAGAGCTTCATCATTATATTTAAGCCCTCTCTTAGCTAGGAAGTATGCAAAATTAATTATGCCAACTCCTAATGGTCTCCTATTCATGGTTGACCGCTGAGCAGCTATAACCGGATAGTTTTGATAATCCAATAAAGAATCTAAAGCCCGTACGGCTAACTCACAGTAATGCTCAAATTGAGATGGGTCATTTATTAATCCCCAGTTAATTGCAGATAATGTGCATAAAGATATTTCACCTTTATCAGTATCATCATAAGATTCTAATCCATGACTTGGTAAATCTATTTCACAACATAAATTGCTTTGGTGAATAGGTGCTTGCTTTTCTATAAACGCACCATGTGTATTTGCATGGTCAACATTTTGTAGATATATTCGGCCTGTCTCTTTGCGTTCTTGCAGAAATTGTGAGAATACCTCTAAGGCTGGTAGAGATTTTTTGCGAATCTTCCATGCCCTTTCATACTTCTCATATAACTCTTTAAATAAATCTTGGTCCTCAAAGAATGCATCATATAATCCTGGGACATCATCCGGACTAAAGAATGTTATCTTACCACCTGTCAATAATCTCTCATACATAAGCTTATTAAATTGGAATGCATAGTCCATATTACGCACCCTAGTCTCTTCAGTACCCCTATTGTTTTTTAAGACTATTAAGTCTTCAAATTCATAATGCCATAATGGCATATAAACAGTTGCAGCACCTCCACGTACTCCTCCTTGACTACAGCTTTTAACCGCACTTTGAAAATATTTAAGGAATGGAATTAGTCCGGTATGTGCAACAGAACCATCACCAATATGACTACCCACCGCTCTAATCTTACCAGCATTAATTCCTAAGCCAGCTTTCTTTGAAATATATTTAACAATGGATGTTGATGTAGCATTGATTGAATCTAAAGAATCGTTAGATTCCAATACTACGCATGAAGAAAATTGTCTGGTTGGAGTTCTACAACCCGCCATAATTGGGGTTGGAAGAGAGATATAAAATTGACTTACAGCATTATAAAATTCTTTAATAAATTTCATGCGTCTTCCATTATACCTACCAAATAATGTCATGGCAATCATTATATAAAGCACTTGTGGTGTTTCATATAGTGTGCCATCTGTTCGGTTTTGAACTAGATACTTTGATTGCATTTGCTCCATACCAGCATATGTGAAGTCATCATCTCTGTTATGGTTGACTATATAATTGTTTATATAATCTATTTCAGCTTCTGAGTATTTGTTTAATATTTCTGCATCATAAACCCCGGCTTCAATATTATGATGTATAATATCAATAAGAGGCCAAGGGTCTTTGTCACCATATACAATTTTCTTAAGCTTATAATTAATAAGCCTTGCTGCTACAAATTGGTAGTTAGGTGTATTTTCAGTTATGAGTTCGGCTGTGGATTTTATAAGAAGGTCATGGATTTTAATAGTTTCCATCTTCTCATATAGTTGAACATTAGCCCTAAGTTCTATTTCAGAAACAGAGACACCAATTAATTCTTGACAAGCCCATTCAAGAACGCGGTGGATTTTATTAATATTAAACGGCTCAGTTTCACCTGACCGCTTTGTCACAAAAATAGACGTCATGTCACTCCAATTAAGTTATGTATTACAGTATATTATTAATAGATATAAAAATGTTTTCTCTTGTCTTATATATAGGAACACCTGCAAAATAATCTACAGGCTCTATAGAATCTAAATTCACAATAGTTCCTTTGGTTGTTTCTTGAATATCATGATTTAGTATGTGTTGACCTTCTTTAAGTTCTATATAATCCTCATTAAGGTCAATTGTTGTGTCATAACCTAATTCTTCTAATACTTTTAAAATATCTTCTTCAGCCATATCAGTCTCTTCCTTTAATAGGTAGAGCGCAGCGGCATATGATTTTATCCTTGAGCTACCAAATGGTATTTTCTCTAGAATTCTTTTTATATTAAAGACTAATCTATGAAAGACAGTATAAACTTTCTTTTGAGCATTGGTTTGATTAGCAACCTTTACTAATAACTTGCCTTTGTTATCAATAACACCTTCATCATAAGCCTCGGTGTCACTCCATTTAGTTACAAGTAAGCGAATAAATTTATATGTAATGAATAAATCTACTGCACTTTCTTTAATATATTCTGCCATTTATAATTTCCTTAATACATCTATAACGGTCGAGTCTAATGGGACCTCAACATAATCTTCTTCTGGTAAATAATTTAAATATACCAAAAAGGTTTTAACAATACTTTGCAAAGTATCATCTGTCTTAGACATTAATATCTCTGCACAAACATCAGGTCCTAAAACATTACCTAATATAATAATATGATTTAATATTAACCGTTCTTTTAAATCGTCATCACGATAGTATCTATTAATTAAGCGATTGATATACTTAAATCTAGATATATCCTCTTTAAAATCCTCAGTTGTTGCCCACTTATCTCTTTGGTAATGCTTCGCAGCATATAACTCGAAGTTATTTTTACTTAATTCCATAATATTATTTATGTTTATTTTTTTGGAAACAATTCTTCTTTTAATTGATTTTTAAATTCTTTTAATTGTTTCAATAAACTTGACTTACTTTTACGTTTATCTAACTCAACTCCAATAGTTCTACCATACTCTTCTAAGTCATCCTTTGAGGACCTATTGGAATATGATGCAGCTTCAGATTTTTTCTTCTTTGGTTTAACACCGTTGAATTTATCTTGCTCTTCTTGAGTTAAAGCAGCCGCAACTAATCTTTCTCCAGTTGGACTTACAATACCTCCAGCGTCTGCTGTTCCAGTAGCTAACCAACCTACTTTTTCTAGTGGCATATCTTTCTCCTATGTAGTAATAATATCTGAAAGCCAAAAGTTTTTAAACTTTCCATCTCCTCTCAGTTTCACCTCAACGTGATTGCTCCCTAGTTTATTGATTGTACCTTTTTGTCCATCATTAGTTACTATGTCATCATTCACATTAAATAGTTTGCCAGCCGCATACCTCTCACGAAGTTTTGAGACTGGACTTAATTTTATATCTTGTCTATAAAATTTTGATTCCTTTATACCCATACCAGATTGAACTGCTTTCATAAGTCCTTTGGCATCTTTAAATCTTTTTGGTAGACCACTGGTAAATGCAATTAAGTCATTGTCTTCAGCAGCTGCTCTCATCTTGGAGGCTGACATACCTTCTGCGCCATCAGCATCTGGGTCTCTCACACCAGCGCTCATAACATCTATTACATCAAATTCATAAAATCCATGTCTAGCTTTTCTACCATTGTAATCATCTAAAAGTTTAACAAATTCTTGGTGCCTATCATCACCAACAACTAATTCAAATTCTGTATATCCATCTTTATATGCAGCAACTGCTACATCCCAAATTGTTTTAACCTTTTTATCCATAAGGATATGTCTTGCATGCTTAGGAAATACCTTACGCATATATTTAATTTTGGTCTTCCACTCTAATGGATTCTTTTTAGAATCTTGAGTTTGACTTGCGTATACCCTATGGTCACCAGTACCTTTAGACATACTAATATCTAAGAGCTTTTCATGGCCAATAGTGGGAGGATTAAAACGACCCCAGTTTACCGTGACCGTCTTTGAGGCCGCCTCTCTAATTAAATGTTCTTTAAAGGTTCTTAATGTCATTAGTGTTTTACTTTTTTAGCTCTCTCTAAACCCATTTCAAATTCGTCAAGTGCTTTGGTCATTATTGAATATTGAGCAAAGTATTTTCCAGAATTATCACCACCACTTGGACCAACATCAGCATCCATTTGGAATATAAAATCGGTGTGTTGTCTTAATTCATTATATGCTTTTTCTGTATTTGCTAATTGTTTATACATTTGTTTGGGTGTCCAAAGGCCTTTAATGGGTCTTATCCTTTTAGCCTCATTAACATCTGTATATGGTATGGGTCTATTACCCATTTGTTCTAATGCTTGTTGGACATTTATTGGTTTTTCTTTCATCGTGATTCGGTCTCCCAGCCTTTGATTATATTTTTACTAAAATTATTATAACTGAATTCCATTCGGTCAACAATTTTAACGGCACCGTTAGTTAAGTGGTCTATGGCAACGTATCCTTCGGCACCTGTTACTCTAAACCCATCTTTAGTCTTTACAAAAGTATTTATACTATCCATATTGTCAAGGTGCGTTAATAGCTTCCTCTTAGCGTACACAAGTTCATTCTGCATGTCAAACATGGTTACTAAATCGGCCTTATTCGCATCATTAAACCATTGAAGTGCGGCAATCTTAGAATTATTCTTTCTATCTTTACCAGCTTGGGTCTTTAAAGCATCTATTTCTTTGTCATATCTGTCATGAATCCATTGGACTAATTCTTCTGCGTGTTTTGTTGTGTTGCTAATTTCACTTTGTGCTCTAACTTTCGTGTTTCTAAAGGTATTAATAAATAAATTAATATCTTTATCTGTAGATACGTCTTTAAGCGCACCAGCGGAGATTTTTTGAAAGAGTTTTCCGGCGTTGGATATATGTGTGGTAATTTCATCTGTTTCCTTTTTGGTTAATGTGGCAAGACCAGAAATATCTGGGAAGCTAGCAGATTTCTGCCATACACTCCTAGGTTTTTTAAATGCTGCAATGGATACACCAAAGGATGCACTCATTGATTCAAAGGTCGAGCCTTGATAATAAGTATGCCACACTACACCGATTTTTGCTGCTTTAATTTCTTTAGCTGCTCCAACGGGTACTGCATATACTATAGTGTTCGGGTGGAAGGTTACATACTTCTGCCCATCAATCGTTTGATTTTTTAAGTCTTTTTTAGTGAACATAATATCACCTTGGTAGACTCCTTTTCTTATACCAAGTTTACTTAATTCTTGAAATGCTACTGTGAGTTTAGCTGCTAAATCTCCAGAGGTATCGGCTTTAACATCTTTAACGCTCTTATATACTTTAGGATTCTTATTGAATATTCCTTTTTTAGCAACAAAGAATTTACCATCGCTTGGGTCAATACCAGCAAATACAGCTGGTGCTCCATCCCATTTAACTGTAATTTCTTTTGAGTCATTAGTAGTACCACCTAACATATCCCTCAAATCTCTTAAAGCAAAGATAGCCGCACGTGCTCCTTTCACACCACCATCTATGACCATATCTTCTATATGGACCATGTGTGTATTCTTAGCTTCTTGTATGTGTCTTTTTAAATTCATCTCATTGGAAATTCTGTTATTTTATCTTCTGGGACAGTTGTTGTACCTTCAATATTATAATTGAATGCACTAGAACCACTCTTCTTAAATGCTACTTTATGGTATTTTGCTATACCTTTATTTAACTCAGCAAATATCCACATATTAATTACCCAATAATTATCTAATGGTAATATAGCAACCTTTAAAACTTTAATTGGTCCACCATCTCTCTCTGGTGCAGCTTGACTAATTTTACCGACAGTAATAATATCATAATCAGCTTTTTTATAATTACCATATACTTTAACAACTGGCAATTTGGTATCTCCCATAGCCATACTTCTATTCAAATCATTAATAACATCAATACCATTCTTATTAACATCATCAATAATATCAGTAATAAGCTTGAATGATATGACATTACTTACCAAAAAATTAAGTGCACCTGGTGCTTTTAAATTAGCTAATGTCATTTTATGTCTTGGCATATTTACACTTACAACATTAGTATTTTTAGCCTTTGCAACATTATTAAATTCTCTATTAATAGTACCAAGATATTTTTTATTTAAAGATGGGTCTTCTACAATAGCTCTTAGCATAGCGGTGGAAGACATTTCATTTAAATTTTCTTTAAGGTATTTACTTCTTTTGGTTAGCCTCTCAATATCCTTCATTGTTGAGGTCTCATATTTCTTTCCTAGCTTAGCTATATTAGCAAAAAGTCTTTTACCAAATTTTAATATATTAACTGCGGCCGCTTTGAATTTTTTAAGAGCATCACCACCAATTTTTTTCATTTTGGCCGCGGCATCTCCAAAGAATCCTTCTGCCAATAATTGTGCATATGCTTCTTCAGTAAATAAATCAGATACTCCTGCCCTATCCATATTGCTTTGGACTTCTCCATCAACTGTATATTTACCTTTAAGAAGTTTTGTAATCTTACCAAGTTTAGCACCACCCTCAGCTTTCTTTAAAGATATTTGGAACCAATTAATACCACCACATGACAGCATACCCGTGTCATCATTAGTTACAACTGGGTCATCAGTTTTTAATGCTTTATATAATGCTGCTGGTGTACCATCAATAAGGACAACATCTGCTGTGTTAGGTTTAATATCTGTTTCAAGACCTTCTTTGCTTTTTAAAGCTGTATAATAATTCCTAATACCCCACCAAACCACGTATGGATTACCAAAGTCAGCTTCCTTAACGCGGTAATAGTGTGAACCATTCACAAGCATCATAACATCCTTACCCATTGATTTATCTGCATCAATATAAGCAATAAATTTTTCCCATTCTTTAATATAACTACGTATTTGGAAATCACCAACAATTGTTAGTTTACCTAATTCGGTTTTTAGATTACTTGCATCCAAAGGTACTTTTATGAATAATCCAATTGCTTGAAAGAATTCTAAAAAGTCTGTGGCTGTGGCAATACCAAAAGAAGCTAATTCAATTGCTGATGTCTTTTTAACAGAGCCTGTACCCCAAACCATTAATGAACCACCCTTAGGACCTACTAACTTTTTATATGAAGCTTCTAAATCTCCTAACTTATATTTACCATCTAAAGCTGAATTAACTTTAAATTTTTTCTTTCCAGGGTCAAATATTAAAGAATCAGCTCCTAGTTTTTTATATAAACTTTCTATCTCTGCAAATTGCTCATCTGAATATTTTATCATACTAATATCTGATTTCCTAGAATAATTTATTGTATAAGACTCCATTAGTAGATTTCCTATCTCTTTACCAATATTATAATCTCTTACTTCATATCTTGTTTGGCGATTTAATACCTTTGATAATTCTCTATGATTTAAACCAAAATAATCAGCAGCAATGCCTTGAATCCTAGCTTTATTTAAGCCTCTTGATATAACATCAGGGTCTTTTCTTAAGTGCTTTATCATAAGCAAGGCGGCTTTATACTTATCTCTATTTTTGATTCTATTAATTGTATGCCTTACTTTCTTAGGAAGTAAGTTATAAAATTTGAGAGCTGATGCCTCGTCTATGTGATTTTGAAATGATAACATTAAATAGCCTTATATAATATTAGATATAAAGCTATTTATATAATTATAAATTCTTAATGATTTTATTCAGGTTTTTGATTTTGGAATACTTTTTTAGCTTTGTAAGCTTAGGGATTATCCCTTCTTTAATGTTTTCCATCTTAATATATCCATAATACTCAAGGACAATAATCATAGCCATTATATCTGCTAATTCTCTTTCTAATTCAGCTACGTGCTCTTCATCATACGGGCCAAACCTTATTAATTTAGAGTTTGCTTGTATAACTTCTGCACACTCTTCTGACAAAATTGTCAGCGTTTCTTTTACGTTCATTACTTTTTACCTAGCACATAGTCCTGTTTTTCCATTGCGTCGTCTAATATGCTTTTTAATATATCTCCTAATGCCAAATTAAATGCAGGCATTCCATGAGGGTTTTCCGTTGGATAGTCTACTATTTCATAATCAAAATTTATAGACTCAGTTTTATCATTAAGTTTAATATCAGTATATCTATAAATGACATTATTGAATTCTCCGCCCTCTAATCGGACGTACCAATGTTCATCATCCCTACCATGTTGGTCAACAAATGACCATTTTCTAAATGGTATGTTATCTTTTAATAAAGTCGATTTCATAATAAGACCCTTCATAATCAAATCTAATAGTTGAATGACTATACTCATTAACTGACTTTGAGGTTTTATGTTGTTCAGTCCTACATACCATTCCTGTGGTAGTTACTACACCTTGATTTTGTCCTTCTTCAGCACCAATCAATGCACCAATTACTGCTCCAGGTACTCTACCACCTTCATCATCTATGGCATCACCAACAACTGCACCGAAGATTGCTCCCCATATAGCACCATTTAAAACATCTGCTTGATTTCCAACTACTATTTGTTCATTACTACATACTTCAACTGAATAT